CCATAACTCAGCCTTACGGAGGGAAGGTCAAAGAACTTGAAGATCTTTGTACTTGGCTTTTCGTTAATACGAAGAAACTAGTATCAAATTATCTTCCAGCTCATGACCCTCTTACAAGTAGGGGACTGGAGAGAATCGTCAAATCCTCACCATCAGCCTCTCAATCTTGAGCAGGATTTCTGATGGATGCGGTGGTTTGACGTGACTCGGGGAAACCTGAGTTCTTTCAGTTTGCCAATTTTGGACAGTTTCCTCTCTATTACCTTTGATTTAATTTACTTAAATCATTAGGGAGGATACCGGGGTGAGTTCCAAAGGACTTTACGAAGTTCGGTAGAGATACCGTTTCGTTAACTCCTTTGGGGCAACTCGCCCTTAAGAAAGAAGCAGCGGGTAAAATCCGAGTGTTTGCAATGGTGGATATCTGGTCTCAGACCGTATTGAAACCGTTGCATGATTGGTTGTTTGATATCTTTAGGAAACTTCCTAATGATAGTACTCACAATCAAGACGCTGGATTCTTACGGGCTAAGGAGAAAGCACTTTACTACGGTCATGCCTGATGTTATGACCTATCTTCGGCTACTGATCGATTACCTATCCGATTACAATCAAGTATATTGGATGGGCTTCTCAATCATATTCCGTGTGATGGTTATGACACTGGTATAACGTATGGTAAGGCTTGAGCTGCCCTGCTAGTAAATCGAGATTATATATTGCCGCCTTCACCTCATTTGGGGGTGATGACGCAACAAATTCTCCGATATGCTGTAGGTCAGCCTATGGGTGCTTATTCTTCATGAGCTATGCTTAATTTAACACACCATTTAATCCTCCAATATATTAATATTAATATATATGGGAAAGAGAAATGGTATGAAAATTATGAGGTACTAGGGGATGATATTGTCATATTTGACAAACAAGTCGCCGACCGTTATCTTTTGATAATGGAAGGTGATTTAGATGTTAAATGTAACATTTCAAAATCCTTAGTAGCCCCAGAAAGACCTGTGATTGAATTTGCAAAGAGAGTTTCTATCGGAAAGGATGAAGTTTCGGCTTTATCCTGACGTCAGATTCGCTCTTTCGATTCACTCTTTGGACGGGCTTGTGTCGCCGCG